GTTGATGGTGACAGTTTCATAATGCCCTCTTCAAGTAATCCCGTTGCTTGGGTATAGTCTACATTGTAAGCACTTGATTGCTCATAAACATAATACAACCACTCCCCTACATTACCCAATCCAAAGTATTTAGGTACTTTAACACTAAACTTATTGTACCTATCCTTAAAAGGTGATACATCAAGAGCATTCAGCAAAACAAAAGCAACCTCATCCCGTGTAGTCCTATTGACAAAACGAAACAGGTAATTCGGAGTAGTAAGCGTTTGCTTCTCCGTTATTGTTAGGTAAATGAACTCAGTTGAACCTTGTGTCAGTTGTATCATTGTATCTAAATAGGCAATGCCTTGACTTTTACCCAAAAAGAAAGGCATCCGATATGGATGCCCTTACTTCATTCTAAACCTTCCTATTTACGCAGTAAGACCTGCAATTATTGAACTTGAAACTTCAGGAGCAAGTGCAGGTTCATTGCCTGTAAAGGTCAATGTGTAACCATTCCTATCTCCGAAAGCAGTACCAGTCGCACCATTACCACCAGTCAAATCAGCACCATTTGTCTTGCCGAGCAACCAATATTTATCGTTACCATCCTGAACTACTGCAAGGAGATTGTTTTTTGCAAGAAGCAAAATCTCATTTCTTGTAGATGCTTGAAGTTTATTCAAGATGATTGACAATTCTTGAGCATAGAATACAGTGCCATTCTCAACGGAGGCAGTGATATTCTCGGTAAGTGAAGATGTTTGCTTTACAAGTTGATACTTATAAAACACCTTTCCTGCTGACTTTGTAATAGTAGTAACAACGCCTGATGCCTCTGTTATTGTAGTAACATCACCGAATGGAATGAACCAAACTGCTTTGATGCCACCTATGGATTCTTTACAATCCAATACATATCCTTGAGTTAAAGCACACGGCATAATTATAAATTTTATAATGAAGGCAAGGGATGGAAATCCACCCCTCACCATCAATGTTATTTAAACGAAGAACTTAACAATCTCATCAGGGAAAGCAAAGTTGATTCCCATTTTGAACTCAGAAACAAAACGAACTTGGTCTGCTTCCTTAGCGTAGAAGATTTCAAATCTTTCCTCTTCGTTCAAAAGGTCTGTACCAATGAAGAAGTTAGAAATCCTTGCAGCAACGATGTCATTAGTGCCATTCAAACCTTGTACTGCGATTACACGCACGTTAGTACCTGGGAGGAAGAACTGACCATTTGCAGCCTCATCATACTTGTAATGGAACAAGTTAGAAGACTTCAACTTTACAGTGTAAGTCCTGAAAGTGTCCATACCACAGAAGATAACCATATCATCCTTGTCTACTACTTGGGCAGGGATTGCTTTGTAGATATCATCAAAAATGCTAACTACGTTAGTGTCAGTGATGGCAGTTTCTACAACTCCGTGGAATGCTACGCTATTTGCATTTACAACAGATGCACCAGCAGCAGTAATCAAAGAAATCAAACCTTGAAACTTGTTGAGGTTTACATCAACACTTGCAGTGTTACCTTGCCAAAGTGCTTTTTCAAGTTGTGAAGAAATCTTCTCTGTTTTACGCTTAGAATACTCTTCAGCATATATCATAGAATCATACATAGAACCTGCGGGAAGTGCTTTCTGCAAATACTTTGCTTCAAGGTCTTTCAAGCAAAGTGCTTCGTTAACTTTAATCTTTCCTACTGTTACAGTCCTTTGAGTGAAAGAAGTCAGACCTGATGCGTTGAATCCGCAAGATGAACCATCTTGGAAGATTGCATCTGTGTCCATAATGTTGATGGTTTCGGCAGACTTAACACCTACCATCACGTTTCCTTGCTCCTTAATTAAAGAAGCGGTTTTGCTACCAAGTACAGAAGAAGCGACAAGCAGTTGCTCGTTTTCTTTAGTATAGGCTGCCAATGTTCCTACTGAAAAACTCATTTTATTTAATTTTTATTGTTTGAGAAATTTTTACTTAATAGATTTAGCAAAATCAAGAAAGCGACTAATTTTATCTTCCTTCTTTTCAATGTGCTGATTAAACTTTTCTTTTGGTGCTTCAGTAGCATTTGCAGATGGTGTGTTCAAAAGTTGAACCAAAACATCAGAAATATCACTCATGCCCTTGCTAAACTTTGCTTCTTGAGAGGCAAGTTTGGCATCGTATGCCATCTTAATCTCATCAAGTTGCTTCTGCATTTCTTCAATCTTCTTCTTCATCATGTCCTCTTCTACCTTAGATTCAACAGAAATCTCAACCTCAGGAACTTCAGGAAGTTCTACTTCAGGTACTTTAATTTCTACAATTGTTGATGCCTCATCAAGCAGAATAACAGAACCGTCAATGAGTTCATGTTCACCAGCAGGAGCAGGAACTTCGTTTCCACCCTCATCTACCAGTGTAACTTTACCACCGACTTCTAACTTATCAATCATTACTTTAGCACCACTCTTCAGCGTATATTCCGCAAAAGATTGGAGAGGTTCAGCAGAAGGCATAGGCATTTCACCCGCCTCAGCGAACATTTGTTTAATCTTATTAATTGCTTCCAAAGTTGTCATAATAACTTTTGGTAATAAATAGGAGGCATTTCCTAATGTACCATATAAGAAAAAAGGCAAGGTGTAGAAACACCCTGCCTTAACCAAACGCTATGAAAAAATTGCTACTTAACTTTAGATAGCACTTCTAAGACATTTTCCCAAAGTTGCTCTATCTTTTTGTCCCCTGTCTTCTTATAATTAAACTGACCCTCAACGCTAAACCCTCTGACATTCCCCGCCTTAATCTCTGACCATACTTCGGGATTATCTACCTTAAATGAACCGAACCAAGACCCATCGGGTACATCCTCAAAACCTTTCATTGGTTGGATTCCCCTAACCTTGTCACTGATAAAAGATTCAAACATAGTCACACCTTGAACGGATTGCCCCGAATCGTGCATAAGGTTCACGTTTGCTTGATACCCTTTCTTGAAGTACCTCTGTGCAATCTTTTTTATCGTTTCCTTTGTGAAAACCACATAATATTCACCATTGTGGTCATTGCGATAGATAGGAGTATCTGCCAACATTAATGGACCGCTTATTATTTGTTGGTCTTCATCTTGGATGACAAAGGTCTGCTTGTCAAGTTTTTTAAGTTTATTACTCGCCCACTCAATCATGGAAGTACCTCCCCAAGCATCCCACATAAGACCTCCACATCCTTCTGAATAGGGTACATCTTTATTTTGCTGATGCCTCTTGAATCCGCTAATCCTTGCGATTGTTTCACGTGAAATCGGTTCACCCTTTGCGATTTGATTAGCACGAATCTTTCCAGTTGCCTCACCGCAAGAACCCCATCCATTTTTCTCTACCCAATCCAATGCTCTTTGTGCATTATTCTTTGCAGATTCGGGATAGTCTGTATATGATTCAGCAAACTCATCTTCAGTAAAGGCAAGGAAGGACCTTTCAATGGCAGGTCTGTCAACCAAACTAATCACATCCACCTCAACATCATCCTCAAGGTCATTGGTTATTTCTAAGTTGAAAATTGGTATATTCTTTTCCATTTTTGTATTTTTTATAAACTATTGTTACCCAAGTCTTGCTGCTCGGTTTATTCTTATTATCTTTTCTTGTTGGTTAGTGATGTCAGATTCTACAACGTATGCCCTACCTGCTGCTGACCCCATTTGGTTTATAGATGCTTGGTTTAATTGTGTTAATTGTGCTTCAGGACTTCTTGGTTGTATTGGTGCTGAACCACCTACCCCTAAAGATGGTGCAGTCCCAGCACTACCTCCACCACCCAATTCACTTAATGCTTTCCTTGTTGCAAGAATAGATGAGGCAATTCCTATACCTGCGTTTATAGTGTTTAATGTAACAAATGGTTGTCCAAGTGCTAAAGGATTTGCAGCAACCGCTTTTGCATTTGCTACCTGTGTATTAATTACAATTCTACCTATACCTGCTGCATTTTCTGCAATAATTGCTGCTGCTTGTAATGCTTTGTTTTTACCTGCAACTTGATTTAATAATCCAGCAACATTTGCAACTACATCAATATATGCTAATTGTAGTGACTTTCTTGCTTCAAATGCCTTTTGCTCATCTTCAATCTTTTTCTTGTTTAATTCTTGCAAAAATGCAAATTCTGCTTCTGATTCATCGTATCTTTCCTGTGCTATTTTAACTTGGAACTCAAAAAGTTCTTCCTCTTTTCTTTTCTTTTCTTCTACAAGGAAATTAAGCAATTCAATCTCAGCATCCGTTTCTTCCTTTAAAGTGTTAACATGTTCTACAAAATCATTGTATTCTCTTTCCTTTCTCGCCTTAGAATCTGCTTCTTCTTTTTCTCTTATTGCCTTTTGCTCATCATTGTATTTCTTTGTTACTTCTTTTGCTGCTTTAAGCCTATCTGTATCTGATTTATTTATTTCCCTGTCTGCCTTATCCCTTGCTTGTTTAATGAAAGCATTTTTTTCTGTTTCACTTAATTTTTGGTCATTAAGGAACTCGTTTTCCGTTTTCTTAAATTCAAGATTTGCCTTTATTTTTCGTTGTGTATATTCATCATACTTGTCTGCATTTAATGATAAGAACCTTTCGGTTGATGCTATTGCTTTCTCATTATCAGCAATAACTTTTGCAGTTGCTCTTCCTGATTCGCTTGTTACCCCAATGAAGTCTGTTATCTTATTTACAAGGTTTCCTATATAATCAGCAACCTTGCCAAGACCAGGTATGAAGTTTAGAACTACCTTCTTGACTGTTTCAAAGTTCGCAGCAACAAGACCAAGAGCAACCACAAAAGCACCTATACCAGTAGCAATCAAACTGCTTCGTAAAGTGCTGAATGTGGTCTTTATTGATGAACCAAAAGACTTGAAAGTGTTTGTAATTGCACCTCTAAACTCTGCAAGGTTCTGTACCGCATCACCAATGGCAAGAGCAGACTGAATCTTTGCAAGTTGTTTTATAGTGTCCTCACCTGCAAGACCTGTTAACTCTAAAGCACCTTGAACACCACCATAAGCAGCAGACAATGCACTGACAGTCTTTGCAGCATCATCAATACGTTGATTCTGTTGGTCAATCTTTTTGTTAGTAATGTCTTGCAGTTGTGCTAATCGTTTCTGCCCTTCAATCGCCTCCTTACTTTGTTCTCCATATGCTTGTTGTAACCGCTTAACCTCTGCCTCTGTTTCTACAATCTTTTTACGCAAGTCACCTACCGACTTATTCATATCGGTAGCATCCACTTGTATCTTGACCCCTACAATTTCTTCTGCCATATTAAACGTATGTTAATTCAATTACTTTAAGAAGTTCCACCTTTGTAACGTTAAAGTCCATAGGATTATAATCCAAGACCTTATTCAACCGCCAAAGTGAACCGTCAATGTATATCAGTTTGCTAAAATCAAGGTTATAAATGTCAACCTCATTCAATTTTAAAGAGCAAGTCAGCAACTTACTATCCTTGTCGGTTATCTCTGCAATGTACTCAGACCAATAACCATTAAACAAGTTTGCTGCCGTATAGGATGAGGTAGTAAAAAACAACTCTTTTGGTGCCCCCCAATTAATGTCATCTGTTGGATTTAATGGGTCATCAACGTGACCTGCATATCCGTATGCGGTATATGATGCCAAAGTAGTTGCTCCGTTCTTGATTGCCCATGTTGACCTACCAGTTACCTTCTTTGCTTGTAGAATGCGTATAACCGAATCCATCTTATCCTCCGAGGCGTTGGCATTGGACTTTTTATATATTGAAGAATATATCTTATCAGTTCCTGTAAATTGTGTCAATACTGTACCTGCAAAGATTATCTCCGTTGCATCTACTTCCTTAACAAAGTCATTCTCACTATCATAAATGAAGTCACCATACCCTTCATTGTACTTCTTTCGGTAGTTTTCAGCATAGAAGTCATTGTCTTGCTTGTACTTGTAATCGTAATAACGTGCAGTAAACTCCGACATAGGTTTCAGCCTTATAACACTGCCTCGGTCAACCTTACCAGTCCAATCAATCTGACTACCATCATAAAAGTCTATGAATGGTTTTATAATCAGTTTCTTCTCAACCAACTTGTCCTCGTAGACATAAAGGTTAAACATCTTGACAATAGAGGCAAAGAAATCCTTTTGAAATATTCCCTTTGGTATTGTATCGTTTATAACAATGGTATCTCCGTAACTGATGTCAACTTGAGAGATTACATCTGTACCTACTAAAATAGTATCTCCAGTTATGTCATAACCGAATCCACTACCTGCATCAGATATAACAAAAATATCAAAGACATCCGTGTTGGTTACAGAGATATTGTTTACGGATAAATCGGCAGTAAATATGTAATCAAATGTGTTTGGAACGTACCCTTGAGATGCAATGTTTACCCCGTTTTTTCTCAATGCAATATCAAAGAAAGTAGTATTTGGGTCAATGATTGCACCGCTAACAACTACTTGGAAGTTGATTGTGGTAGTGGTAGCACTATTATAAGTGAAAGTATTATTTGCAAAGTTGACAATAAATGGTCCAAGTTGTGATGCAGTAAACTCAACTTTTGATGCTATTGCATAGTTTGTATTGTTTGGAGTTGCTATGAATTGCGTAGTCGCATTTTTAGTTAATGTCTTCTGATTGTTAGGTATTACCAACCTATTCATCAATGCCGTACTAAGCAAAGGGAAGTCATAGGTATAACCTGACCCATCAAGTATCTTGGTCAAGTATTCCTTTACATAAAGTGCAGGTCTGAAGGCATCAAAGGAAAAGTCTACCTTATTGGTTGATACGTTTCCATTATCAATAAGAGGATAGTATACACCCGTTCCGCTAATGTTATCCCAACTATTTGCTATGTTGGTCACGTTCCAAGTTTGGTCCGCTATGCCAAAGTCTATGTCTTCTAACTTATTGTTTCCAAGTGCATTGATAAAACCGCCTAACTCACCAAATACCGCCACCTCATATTCAATATGCCTGTCATCAATGATAATCTCAAGCAATCTAAGTACACCCTTAAAGATTTGAATCTTATCTACCAAGATAATACAAGGTACCGACTTGGTTGCATTGAAGTTGTAACCCACGTTGGGTTCTGCTGGATTGTATAGATTTGAGTTTCCGAAGTCAAATATATTACCGAATAACTTATTATTTGTTTCATTGCCAGGGAGGACTATTGTTTTACTAAATGAGGTGTTCCTTGTTGCAAAGTCTTGTATCTCATCAATCGCATAGGTAAACTCTGCTGAGATTTCCTTAGTCAAATCAAGTCTGTAATTATCAATGTATACCTCTGTCCTCATCGGAATTGACTATATTTTTTATTGGCAATCTGCACATCTAACTCAAGATTAAACATCTTGTCTGCTATTCTCTTTTTCTCTTCCCAATTGCTTGTCATAGTGACCACGGGATAGTAGTAACCTCCTTGCTCAAAGTAAACCTCAGGTGATTGGATTAACTCCGCTAACCAGTTATAATCTTTTACATTTAAGTAATTACTTCGCAGTTTGTACATTGTTGTATGCTCAACCACATACTTTGTTGCACCTGGGTTGATTCTGTTGTAGTCATCATAGGACCGCATTGCAGTTGCAGAAGCATTGTACCTAAACTTACTACCCTCATACTGCTTTGATTCAACATTCCTTGATTCCTTGTTTACCAACCTAAAGTGCATCGTATCGTATCCACCTAACTGATTTAGGAAGTGCAATGCAATAGGTGAGTAGTTAGGATTGCAAACTAACTTAACTCGTACTTCATCCCCGAAACCTACCCCATTGTGCAATTTAATGCCGTATGAGTGTGCAGATTGTGGGATAACAGTTGAACCATACCAAGAATTTATCCCACTTGGTGAGATGTCAAGAAGGCTGAAGGTTTCCTGTGGGTCTGTTGCAGTTGTTACAGCACTTCCGTTGGTAGTACCATTTTCGTTATATAATTGTACTGATGGGTAAACATTTGTAGTTACCCCACTTGCAGACATATACCCAATATGCAACTTGTCAGTAAATGCACATTCAACATTGCTGAGGTCCCTATTTGTCAACCATTCGTTTATGTATGACTTGAAATAGGTAGGTGATTGGGCAGGATTATAAAAGTCGGGATAGTAAAAGTTGAATGCTACATAAGTCTGCTCAAGCAGATTGGTGTAGGTTACACCTCCGTACTCTTCTCCATATTTTATGGTATATTCTTTATAAATATTATCGTTTGAGGCACTGAATAAAGTAGTAGCAGGATTCGGGATGAAATAAGATTGAGCATAGTTTCTCATTATATTTCCTGCGTTGAATATCCCCTTATTGCTTGTCACATCAGGAAACTGCTTAATCCTTGCCACCAAGACCGCATCCACATAAACATCAAAGACATACTTAAAGTTTGTTGATGCCACATTTGTACTTGTCGCTACAAACCAAAGGTCATCATGTAGGGATGCGTATTGTTCGGGTATGCTATTAACTGTTATTGCCATAATTACTTGTTCTCTTCATTAATTAGCGAAGCAGCCTGTTTTATGTACACCCTTACATCTCCACCAACTGCTTCTGCCATTTTGTTATAAAATTGGTCATTAAACACCTGAGTTATGGCATCATCAAAGAATCCCGTTCTCGGTAATCCCCTTTGCTTAATCTTCCTTGCGATGAGATAAGCAGTAGTGCGACCAGTGTTTAATTCGGAAACAGATTTCCTTTTCCTTTGCAGACTTGTTAGGTTATACTTTTGGTCCTCCCTTCTTGATAACTTTGCGTTCCTTTTTACCCATTTTTGGATAGCAGTAACCATTGGTCCATTCATAGAAGGATATGCGGACCTAAACCGATAAGGTGAATTGGGTGTGCCTGATTTAAAACCTTTAACACCTTTGTTTACAAAGTCATAGTATTTCGCTGCTTCTGAACTCTTAGGATAACCAATGTCTATAAGATAAGACCCGTTTGCCTTTATGATATCACCTTGCTGAATATCATCTTCAAGTCTACCAGTATCGGTCTTATTATCATTAATCAAGTTCTTCTGTACCTGAATAATGAATCTTGCAGCATAAGCAATCATTACCTTCTCAACGAATGGTAATTCCTTTAAGGATGCATAATCTTTACGCTTTGATGCCTCCGATTCAATTATCGCATCATCTACTACTACAACCGTATCAATTTTTGCCATAACTCTTTCTTATTAGTTCATTATCGTGTTCCATCTTCGCTTTGAGGTACGCAAGGTCATTGAGAAAGTTTATGACAGGTAAGTTAAATGCTTGGTCAAGTGTGATTCCTTCAAAGTCGGCAACCAGTTTGGTTTGGTAAATCCATCCATAATGCTGCATAAAACCTGATGCACTTCTTCTGCTTTCATCTTCTCCACTCCCTGCTCCATCATCTGTTGGACCATATAACCCTTTGAATTCTTTATCCAAAGTTTGTATACTTGATAAAAAAAAACCACCGAACCAAGAACGGAAACGATAGGTGCTTCAAGCATATCTTGAGCATAGTCACTATGTTTACCTGCATCGTACTTGTCATCCTTCCATCCAAACCATCCCCTCTTTTGAGGAATAACCATACACGCCATTATCCTGTGCAGGTTACCCATTACATCGTTACTAAAGTGCTTAGATTCTATGTACCTGGATGCAGGAATATTCCGCACATCATAAACGCATTTATACCTCTTGCCGTTAATATTCAACACCTTTACCGCTTCAGGTTTAATCTCATCATTGATGAATGCGATTGATTCCAACAATGGTGCAAGTTCCTTAACGGGTAATGAATCAATCTGATTCTCGGTTTGGTTAGTCAGTATTGAGGCAACCTTTACGCTTATGTCAAGGTCAGTTAAGTCCTTACTATTTGCATAAAGTTCATTAATCTGCTGCCATTGGAATACTGTTACGTTGGACCAATTCATATCTTTAAATAGTTTAAATGTGAAAATGGAACTTCCTAAGCAAATGAATATCTTCCACTGCCCACATTCTTTTGGAGGTGTTGCCAAGCAAGGGACAGACTAACAACGCAGTCATCATGGAATCCTTGAGGTGCGGAATACTTTACCCCGAATGAGGTGTACTGATATTCAAAGATTTCAAGTTCATCAACGATAGGACCGCTTGGAAAGGTTATCTTCCTTTGGTGAATAGCGGAGGCAAGACCCTCCATAAGCATCTGCTTACTTGTACTGCTGAACTTGTACCCTTGAACATTAAGACCCTCCCGTTGCATATCCTCAAAGATTGGGTCACCTACCCCCGTGCTATCCATCAGGATAGGTGCTTTGGGTAAATTGACAATATACTCCTTAGTTTGCCTCCAATCCCTTTGGAAGCGTTCATAATGACACACAGACCCATTCTTGTCAAGTCCTATTACCACAGTCCAGTCAACCGCTTTTGCAAGGTCTATGCCATAACAAGCAACAGGACCATTAGACATCGGAAAGATGCATTGCCTTATGTAAGCGGACCCAAATGGATTGGCAGCATTCTCGGCAGGGTTTGCCATGTACTCTTGCTCAAAGACCACCTCGGGTAGTTGCATCCTTGCACTATCAACCTCTGACTTGTCTATGTATGGATTATCGTAAGTACTGAACTTAAACGATTGCCAATCTTCCTCTCCTCCGTTACCTTTCATAAACAATGAGTAAAAGTAATTTTTACCCTTTGGAGTAGACAAGAACAATGCCTTGCCCTTGTAATCGGTCAAGGTAGGTCTGATACTATTCAACCAACCGCCTTCAAGGTCGGGGATGAAACTTGCTTCATCAATTATGCAAAGGTGAAACTTCAGACCTCGAAGATTATCCAACCTCTCACCCGTGAAGAATCGGATTGTGCCACCCGTGATAAAGGTAATAACCAAGTCTGCCTCATTCTTTTTGTAGATTTCATTGGGTAGCATATCCAACAACTCCTGAAAGAATATCTTACCGAGTTGGTAGGTTGGTGTAATGTATGCCACCCTCTTACCCTCAATTCCGCTTTCTAAGGCGATTGTCTGACTGATTAAGGACTTGCCAAACCTTCTACCTGCCATCATCACGATAAACCTTTTATCGCAATCTATCACCTTCCTTTGGGCATCGTGTGGATTATAAAGTTTTACGTTAGCGATCACGGGTGATTTTTATTTCGTTTACCTCATGTTTGTTCTCGGTCTTTTCAACCAGGTTGTTTAATCTTTGAGTGATGCTTGGATTAAATATTCCTGCCATGCCTCCCTTTATTTGGTCATCTCTAATTATTCGCTTAATATTAGAGCAGATAGATACAAATTCTTCGTATCTGCCTTCCCTATTGGCAAAATATTGGTCTAATCCTATTGCGAATCCTTGTCTAAATCCGTAAATCTCAAACCCCTCCATAGTCAAAGGGACTTCTTTTTCCCTTATTACTGGTTTTGCCATACCTCCGACCCAATCTTTAACCTTGATTGGATTCGCTTTGGTATGTTCGCAATACTCTTGGAATAGATTATACATCACTTCGGGTGATTCTATTGCTTTTGGTCTGCCAACTTTATTCTTTTTCTTTTCCATTTTACTTTAATTTAGTAAGTACCCTATTGTGTACTAAGTTTAGTTCATGCTTCCATAATTCGTTCTGTCCTTCCCTTGGCAGGAATTGGTCTACTGCGTTAGATACGGATTGAATACCTGCAAAGTAACCCCAAGGCATCGGAATAGCATTGTTGCAGTCATCAATTACCAGTGTACCGCCAACCTTTAGAATTGGCAAATAGTTCTTGAGGTCTGCCATTACAACCTCGTAAGTATGTCCTCCATCAATGTAAAGTACATCGGGTGGATTCTGAGAGGCAAGGTTGACCGCTACGGGATTAGTTGAATCAAGTTTGATTAGTTCATAATCATCTGCAATGTAAAAGGTATCATGCAGTTTCTTAATGTCTGCTTCGTAGTCAGATTCCCAATGTCCATCGGATGTATCAAGCGGAGTTATTCCGATTCGCCTAATCTTCTTGCCGTGTCGGTCTGCAAGTAGTTTAACAAGTCCAAGTATCTGTCCTCTGAAGACCCCTATCTCCATAAAGGTAAACTCTTCAGGCATCTTCTTAATGATATCGTTCCACATCCAAAGAAAGCATCTTTCTCCGAATCCGAAAGCATTTGCTTCTATCCAGTCCCGATATGCTTTAAGTTCTTGGTCTGCATTAACCTTGTCGGTGTATTCTTTAACTATCCATTCCATCATAATAAATAAAATTTACTCATGTCAGTCTTCCCATTCCCGTGAATGAACATCGGGAAGGTATGTGTCTTATTGTTATATAATCGGTTATAGGTCAAAGTAAAGTCACCTTCCACCTCAAAAGCAACGGATTGGAATATGTTGCAGTAGTCAAGTCCTATCTTGTCAGGCATTGCAAGGAAGCGTTCAGTGTACCAGCGTTGGTCATCATCTTCAAACCTTGGTGGATTGCTATGATAGACATCAAGGAAGTCCTTTTTGTTTCCGTATATCTGCCCACTGTTTAGAAACTTCCACTCGTGATTAACCACTGGGAACATTCCCATCTTATGCGTGTCAGGATAGCATCCTTTTTCAGATGATACTATCATTGGGAAGTCCTTCTTTTTAAACTTAAACTCTTGCGGACCTGCAATGCAGTAGTTATCGTATGCATCAAGGTAGATGAACTCATCTGTATCGGTTGAGCATAGGTAATCATAAAGTCCTATTATCTTAGTTCCAAACCCTTTCCACTCCTTTACGATTGGATGGTATGACCACCCGTGTTGTTTTAAGGATTGTTCCAACTTCAACCAACCTGCGTGATTCGGATTGTCAAGTGATACTATTACTTTCATTGAAAAGGATTGTAGTATATTGGTCTTGTGCCGTGATAGTATTCATGGGTCATCTTTATAACTTGCTGAGTAACCTCTGCACTATGCTTCTCCTTCCACGTTTGGTATTCCGTTTCCCCTTTGTCTATATGCTCAATCTCAATATGAGGCAGAAACACATTCCACATTCCTGCAACTGTTGACCTATGCGATGCAAGAACATCATCATAACCATAGAGGTTAGGTTGGCAAAGATACCCTATTTTGTCAAGCAAAGCGGAGGAATACATTTGGCAAGTACCTATGATGTGATGGCACTTTTCAACTATTATCCAACGCTGACCTGCGAAGTGTGGTAGCATAATCAACTCACTCCTCCAATCAGGTAGTGCGTGATTCGGTTCTTCCCAACAATCTTTTCTCTTCAGTCCAACAATGCCAATCTTAGGTTCTCTCTCTATTGCCTCCACCATTTCCTTCACCCAATCATAATTGTCTATGATTACATCATTGTCCATCTTTATGCAGTGCTGACCTGGTTTGCGATTCTTCCAAGCAAGATTGACCGCTTCAGCAGTTCCAATGTTCTGCTCATTGGTTATGACATTGATGAAACCATCTGCTTCATATTCTTTTATGATTTCCTTTGTTTCTTCGCAAGAGTTATTATCTATTACCCAAAACTCATGGCAATTGTATACATCACTAAGAAATAATTGATAAAGTACCTCTTCAGTAAGTTCTGATCTTTTATTCTCTTCGGTATCGTGTACCGCCATTGCGATAAGTACCTTATCCATTGCGTTTAGTTTTTGTGTTCTTTTCTTTTGGTTTCTTGTCTTCATACTTACCCCCTGCAAGTATTGCGGTCCATACCTCAGTCGCCTTCTCTTTTGTATCATAGATGCATTGACCTGACCCGATGCGATACTTTCCGTTGCTGCATTTAATTACTGGCATAATGTTTCAAATATTTGTGTTCTTAATTTATTTACCTTAATCAAATCAAAGTTCTCTCTACACCATTCCCCATTTGCAATCCCCATCTCCTTTCTATAAATAGCATCTTTGACAAGTTTTTTAATATTTGTAAACCAATTTGATTGATTGTTTACGGGGATGATATGCTTACATTCGGAATAAGGTTTTACATTTGAACAGATGACAGGTGCATTCTTAGTTGCTGCCTCCAATACTTTGAGGTTACTTTTCATAGAGTTAAACTTGGAATCTACCAAAGGAACAAGACATGCATCCGCTTCATTGTAAAAGTTCATGTATTGGTCCACTGGTAACGCACCCCGTATGTACCCATCAACCTTGAAACCGCACATATAGTCATTAATCATTCTGCCCCATGCTTCTGATACGTTCTTATCTTCCGAATATCCGCAAAGGATAAAGTTTGAGTTATTCTTTACCATAGAATCCCCTGCAACTCTTTTCATTGGATTCTTTAGTATTGCGATGTCCTTTTCGTGTGTTACCGAACCTGCATAAACAAAGCGGACCTTTTCTGATTCTGTCTTGACATCTGTGAACTGGTCCTCTCCATAAGGCAATGCGTTTGGTATTACTATCCAATTCTGGTTTAGTTCATCAATCTGTACCGCTAAATCATTGTTTGAGCAAGTTACTATGTCTGCCACCTTGATATGGTCTATGACCTTTTGCGTAGGATATTTGCCGTAAAGAATATGCCAAGCATCTAAGTTCCAATAATCGTCAACATCAACAACCAACTTGAATCCGTACTTCTCCCGTAACCTTACAACCTCATCAACCTCCATATTCGCTATGTACCGATTGATAAAAAGTATGTCATATCCTTTCTCAAGTTCTTCCTCGGTTAGTACATCGGTCATCATTGCGTAATCCTTTGGCAAGTAGATTAAAGGATTGAACAACCTATGAAACGATACCCCCGAGTTTCTTTGACCAACTGTGATGATTCTCATTGCTTATTTTTAAATGGTCTGCCTTTCTTTTTCGGTACTTGTACAGATTCTTGTACAACTTCCACATCAAGCAACTTAGATGCTTGGTAAGAATCCCAATAGTTGCTCAACCGCTTCATCATATCCGCTACGCAGTTAGCACACCAACTTGTCAAGATAAACCCTCCATCAAGGTATCTTCTGTAAATCTGCTCATAACCAACCAAGATATGCAAAGGTAGGTTCTTCATAAACCCAATCTTTACGCATTCAAAGTTGTAGATGTTTTCTTCTATAAACTTTTCATCTTCTTGTGTCATTTGTTATAGGTTTCGTTGTAGTAATTAAAAAATGTTTGCGAATCTTCAGATTGTTCAGCAGCAATCCAACAATCTTCTAAATTCTCTATCTCCATTGCTTTTGCTTCTGCAATATCATCTTGAGAAAGGTAACCTTGCCTGTGGTGATACCTTAACGCTAACCATTCAACTGGGGTCATTTTTTGTGTTTCTTGTGCCATAGTTTATTTTTTAAAGAATATGTTATTCATTAGGTTTCTAAACAAAGGAGCAGATACACCTGCAACGAATGCCACTAAAACGCAATTAAGGACCACTACTGGCAATAAGTACAAAGCGATGGCAATATATACTGATAGGCACATATTGCAATTAAATGGTTTAAAATTGACATTGAAGCGTTCCGGTAGTCTTGCCATATCAATTATGTAAAAAACGGAGAAAAGTGTTGCGATAACAATTTTAAGTAATAGCATGGTTTTTGATTTTATATTTTAAAAGTGTTTTAGTTTTTTTAATGGTTTTCATTAGCGACCTATATGGAATACCAGTGTCCCGTGATAAGGACATTATTTTTTGCCCATTCTCTGAATAAAGTCTAAAGATTTCAAGTTCATACCAATGTAAAATTTTTAAAGAATTATTCAGTTTAACAGTTATCTCATCAGTTTGGATGGTATCACTTACATCAGGTGCATCATATTTTTCATTCCATTCAGTAAATACTTTTCTAAACTTATTAAAAAATGTTGACCTATCAGACTTTATCATTGTAAGCATTGTTCGTACCAAGTAGAACTTTAAGAATCCCCCGTTGTGCATTGACATAAACTTTACCTCATCCATCTCGCAAAGTACCATAAACATCTCTTGCCTAAGATCATCCTGCAATTCTAATGGTTGCATCTTCTTGATGGCATTGTTTATATCCTTGTCCTTGTATAAACTTGCTATTATATCGTTTTTAGTTAAACACATTATTTTATTTTAAGCATGCTTTTATTTTGATTTTTAATTTAATAGCTTTATTTACTGGCTAAGTTCAAATTTAAACTTTTTTCACATGTGTTGTTTGCTTTAGCGAACAACACGTATGTATATATTTTATTTATAGTTATAACACTGTTATAGCGGTGTTATAGCAGTGTTATAACAGTGTTATTAATATATTGATTGTCATTAATTTATTTATTATAAAATTAATTAATATGTACATTTTTATTGTTTTTGTTTTGTTATGAGTCTGTTATGGTTTTGTTATAACACTGTTATAACAGACTTATAGCACTGTTATAACAAAACTACTCAATAAACTCATATTGTCTAGTGAGTGTGTTATATTTATAAGTGATAAAACCTATTTTCCCTAGCCAAGAATATCTTACTTTTTGCACATATACTGTCACATCGTTTGTTTGAAAATCCCTATAAACTGTAATTCCATTATCTGTTTTATTAAAAAAATGAGCTGATCCTGATATTGAATATAGTGTAGGAACCTCATATTTACCTGTTGTTTTATCTTTCTGGAGTTTAGTAGGATGAGCAATTACTATAATATGTATACCTAGTTTTAAAGCTGTTTTTTTTATTTTAGTAAGGCATTCACTCACATATTGTGTTTCAGAATATCCATTTGGTATATTGTGTTCAATATAATTCCATGGATCTATCAATAAACCTTTAATTCCTTTTCTTAAAACCAACTCTGATGTTTTATTTAATATACCATCTATTGTTATGTCTGTTTCACTTGTATTTATAAAACTAAAATTACTCTTTAGATGATCAACAACCATCTCAAGTTCAAACTCTGATACTCTATTGTTTTGATCAATTCTGTGATCGAACGCGCGTCCAGATAGTTTCTCGATTAGTTTTGTAGCATGGAATACAGGTGGAGTATTTTCAAATGAACAGATTGCCCATTTCCAACCATGGTTTATAGATGTTTTAGATATTATGTAGTCTGTAAATTCACTCTTGCCAGATCCTGGAATGCCTGTCACAACTGTCATTTGACCATCCATTAGTCTAACGTGATCATCAAAACCTTGGATTCCTACTTGAACTCCTTTAGGGTATCCATTCTTGTAGTAGTCCCAGATGTCTATTTCTATTTCATCATTAGATACTATCCCTTCAATTGGAAATTGCTTAGCATAAAATACAAGTTTTTTTACTTCATCCTTTCCATATTTATTTAGAACATCATTTGCGTCTTTACAGTCATTCGGAAATTCAACTTGATAGCATCTTTCTTTACCAAGTCTTCTAGATAGTTCTTCTTTTAGTTTTTTACCTACCTCATCATTGTCTGTTGCAATTATGATTTTCTTTTTATCTATAAAATACTCGTAGCAATTATCAAGGTATTTTAATTGCATTTTACCATTTGGTGTTGTTCCATTTGGTACAGATATACAATTATAAATACCTGATTCATACATACTTAGACAGTCTATTTCACCTTCTACTATAATTACTTCATCTGTACCTTTAATTGAGTCTATGTTGTAAAATATCAATTCGGCGTCTTTTGCCAGTTTAAAGTCTTTACCCGGTCCTCTAAACTTTATGTTTACTAGTTCATCATCTTTAAAATAGTTAAAACATACTACAGGTACCTCAGCTTTTGATTTAGGCATCCACTCCGTCGCTTGTGTGATCTTAAATCTTAGAAGAGTATTATTTGATATTAATCTATTTTCAAACCAATCTATGTATCTTGGATTAATTTTTTCAAGTCTTTTAATTGGTTTAACATATTCTTTTGTATAAGTATCTAACTCAAAATTATAGTGTCTAGCAACTATTTCAACTGATTCAGCAAATGTACAGTTTTCTATTTCAGATACAAATGAGAATACATCTCCTGATTTACCACAACCAAAACATTTGTAAAAGTTATTTGATGTTGGTATTTTAAATGATGGCGTTTTTTCTTTATGAAATGGACAACATGTAATATAATCTGATCCAGATTTTTTTGTTTTAACATATTTATCTACAATATCAGTTAGTTTACATATTTCTTTTAGTTTTATAATTGATTCATGGCTGATCATAAAATCATTTTATTTTGTTTGTTAGTTTTTTCCCATCTTTTTTTCATTCCTTCTTTTCCTGATATAGATTTTCTTTCTTTAAGAAGTTTGTATTGCTCCATACTTCTTACAAGTCTTTCAGAATAAAATGATTCATCTTCTGTTAAAAACAAATTAAAATCATTTATTATTGATTTTATTATCTTTTGATCAATGTTAAATGAAAATGCAATATCATCAATACAGTTTATTGATAGTTTATATTCAGGCGCTTCTCTAAGCATTTCAATTAAACACCAGTATAAACCATAACCTTCAAAACCAAGGTTTCTTCTAAGCTTTAGTATTTTAACGTCGTTTCTAGCATTACTATCGTGTGAAAAGTAAAATGACTCTTTCATTGTTAAAAAAAATGGCCCCAAAAACACACGATCAAGGTAGCATCTCAATCGGGTTAATGAGGCCAAAAAGTTAATACGCTTATGCTACAAGCGTTAATATTTGCTAAATTACAAATTATCATAGAGATAAAAAAACTGTTCTGCATCTTTTATAAATTCATAAATGCCTCCAGCTTTTCTTTCTCTTACTTGTTCTTTTAATTGATCTTCTCTAGGTCTATCTAAACCAACTTTTATTTCAATCATAACAGATCTTCCTTTTATTGTTGCTGAAATATCTGCTGTACCTCTTCTAGTAGATGATGGAATCCATTTTTTTACTCCTATCTTTGCTCCTGATGCTTGTTTTTCAACTCCATCAACTAATCTACCAGATACATTAATTCTTGTTGCTCTATGTCCAGACCACGACAAAAAGTTACAAATAAAAGTAGTTAGACCATTTGATGTATCTACTTTAGGAAGTTTAGGATCTAAATAAAATCCATCTTTATATGCGTTGGGATATGATTCTTTAAACCAACTTTCATGAGCTTTACAGTATCTATCTTTCGTGTAACTTAAAGTGTTTTTCATATATGTGTAGATTTTGAGCAAAATGATAATACCAACCAACTTCTTTCTTTAGACGAAGTGCAACCATTTCTTGTAAATTTGAAAAACAATATTGATCATTACAAAATCCAAATACTAGATCATTGCTTCTCATTGTTACAGTCATACATAGTTTATTGTCTTGTATACAAAAAACAATGGATAATGTACAAGGTGTATCATACTTATACTGGTCATGTTCTTTGCCATCGTATATTGTAAGTACTGCTCTTCTAGAGTTATTGTCTCTTTCTAGTTCTGATATGACATAATCTAGTTGATTGTT